GTTTGACCAGACGCTCGTTGTTTTTCTGAGTGTTGCATAGTTTTGACACGTTGCATAGGGCGTGGGCGTCACGGAACTAAGCAACATTTTGGGAATCGACAAGTCGGTGGTCTCGCGCCTCGTCAAGAAAGGGATGCCGACCAACTCGGTGGACGCCGCCCAGGCGTGGAGGGAGACCAACGCCCCGCCCCGCGCCAAGCGTGGCCAGCGAGGCGAGACCCCGCCCGCGCCGAAGAGAGCGCCGGCCCCCGCACCGGAGGCGATGCCTTATGAGTCACCCCTAAAATCGGAAGCCACGCCAAAGGTGAAAGCCAAGCAAGTCGCCATTGAGTCCGCAAACACGCCAGAGCTATCGTTGCAAAGAGCGATCCAAGCAGAGGATGCCGCACACCAGAAGCGCAAGGAGATCGAGATCAACAATGGCAGCATCGAAGATTACCGAAAAGCAAACGCCGTTTATATCGCATCAAGAAACAACAGAGTTAAAGCGCAAAAAGACTTTGCAGACTGGCAACAATCGGAGCGCATCACGATCTACTCGGACAATGCTATCGAAATGTTTCAGCGTACACTCGGTGCTGGCCGGCAGTTGATAGACGTAATGCCAAAGACACTTGCCGTCCGCCTCGTCAACCAACCGCAAAAGGAGATCGAGCGAACACTTTTAGAATGGTGCTCAAGACTAATTGAAACCATGAGGGCGAACGTATGGCCAAAGCGGATCGAGGCGTAGCTACCGCCGTTGAAAACATCCTTGCCCCTCTCGACATTCGGACGGTGAACGAATGGTGCGAGGATGAGGTTGTTCTATCGGAGCGGCAAACTCAAATGCCTGGCAACTTCTCCACGCGCATGACGCCCTACCTCCGCGAGCCGCTCGAGTGCTTCGGCGATGTGGACGTCTCCGACCTTGTGCTCGTCTTCGGGACGCAGACCGGAAAGACCACGATGGTCCAAGCCGGCACGGCATGGCGGATCGTCAACAAACCGCAACCGGTCGTTTGGGTCATGCCCACCGAAGGCCTCGCCCGATCGTTTTCCGAGACACGCTGGCTTCCGCTATTCGAGGACAGCGCAACCCTCCGAGATCAGATCCCCAGCGACCGCCACAAATTCAAAAACCTCGAGCAGCATTTTTCGCGGTGCTCGGTCGTGTTCATAGGGTCGAACTCCCCCGCTAACCTTAGTAGTCGCCCTGCTGGATTGCTTCTAATGGATGAGGTCGATAAATTTGCAAAAGAAACCGACCAAGAAACCTCCGCCCTTTTCCTAGCCGAGAACCGCACGAAGTCATTCGTGGGTGCGCTCCGCGTCAAGACCTCCACACCCACTACGCCCGACGGCGCAATCTGGCAGGAATATCTCAAAGGCACGCAGGAAAAATACATGCTCGAGTGTCCCCATTGCTCCGAGCGCATCGAGCTCCTCTGGGACCAAGTGAAGTGGGACTCCACCGCCAAGGAAGAAGGGAAATGGAACATGGCCCGCGTCGAAGAGTCCGCGCATTACCTCTGCCAACGGTGCAACGCAAAAATCAACGACGGCCAGAAAATGGAAATGCTAGCCGAGGGTAAATGGCAATCCACCAACCCCGCCGCCCAGCGTGGCTTCCGCAGCTTTCACCTCAACAGCCTCTACGCCCCGTGGCGATCCTGCACATTTGGCGCTCTCGCCATCAAGTTCCTCCGCGACAAGGGAACCATCAACGGCCTCCAAGATTTCACCAACTCGACCATGGCCATGCCGTGGGAACAAATCGAGACCAGCATCGGCGAGACCAACATTCTCGCCCTGCGCGGAGACTACCTTCGCGGGACATGCCCCATCGAGCCCTCGCATGTCGTCACTTGCGCGGACATTGGGCAGGACAAACAGCACTGGGTCACCGTCGCCTTCGATGCCGTCGGCGCATCCTACGTCCTCGACTACGGAACCACCCTTGCCATCGAGGATCTCCTCGAAGACTCACCGCGCCGCAGTTACCGCACGCCATCCGGTGCCGAGGTCTCTCCCGAGTGCGGCCTCATGGATTCCGGCTTCGCCACTTTCCGAGTTTACACCGCATGCCAAGCGTCCGGCGGATTCTGGCACGCAGGCAAGGGGTCCGGTGCCACATTCGGCAGCAAGATTTCACGCACCGTCCTGCCTGACTTTCCCGGCGTCGTCTTGTACACCTACGTAGACCACGCCATCAAGACCGAGCTATTCAGCGACCGCATCCGCAACGCGCACCCGCCGCTCAAGTTGCCGGCGGATTCCACCAACGAACTCTTCCGAGGCCTCGGAGGCCAGCGCCTCGTCCCGCGCAAGACCGCCAGCGGGACCGAGTTGGTATGGAAATCCGTCGCACAGGATCACTACATGGACGCACTCAAGCTCTGCCACATAGCCTGGCATGTTTTAAAAAACTGATTTTTGACTTTCCCGCAAAATCACTTCCCGCTTCGCCTCTGCTTTTAAGCACGCGCACCAATAGCGCCTGAATCGACAGGCTCACCCGCTTGATCACCGGGGACGGGACTTCTTTTTGACACCCCGCCGAGGACGTGACCGACAAAGACATTGCACGCGCTGGATACAAGGCGCTTTTAAAAGCCCAGGCTAAAACCAAAGCCGAGTTACTTGCAATGGCCTCCGCCCTCGAGAGCGGGATTGACGAGACCATCATCACCTCGCTTTCCACAGACGGCACCGGCACCTCGGCACAAATGAGCTCACTGAGCAAGACAGACCGCCTCGCCGTCATCATGGAAATTTATTCCGAAGGCAACGGAGCTCGATCACTTGGGACCATTGCCAGCTTTTCAAGTTTCACTTCGATGATTTGACATCCGCACGGAGGGCATGGCCTCCAAGCAGGAAATCAAAAAATCAAGATGGGGCGGCAAACGCGAAGGCTCCGGACGCAAACCCTCACCCAAAGCGTCAGCATTCGAGGCCGCGGATATCTCCCATCAACGCGGCCTCATCCTCATCGATACGGTTGACCCCAAGCGCGAACTGACCCCACGCACCCGCGAGCAACTCATCCGCAAGGCCCGCTGGCTTTACAATAATGTACCCGAGGTCACCTACATCGTGGAGCATATCGCTCAACGCGCTATCGGCACCGGCATCGTTGCCAAAGCACGCACCGCTGACACAGAGTGGAACCGCCTCGCCGAGCGTCATTTTGAAGATCGCGCCTGCGGAGAATCATGGGCTTTCGACGCGTCCGATTCCGTCAACTTCTACTCCTCCCAATCGCTCATCATTCGTCAGGTCGCCCTCGATGGTGACTTCTTCGCGCAAAAGCTAACGACCGCAACCGGAGGCGCACGCTTCCGATTCATCGGTGGCGAGCAAGTCGGCAGCACCGCAAGCTCAAGCGACCGTGCCTATGATGGCCTTCTCCTCGATCAATTCGGCGCGCCCATTTCCTACCGCGTCATCACCGACCGGGCAAATGGGAAGTTCGTGGACGTGCCCGTGGCCGACATGATGCACATGCGCCACGTCCGCCGCGTCGGCCAGCCCCGTGGCGTCTCATGGTTCCACAGCGCGATCATCCCCGCCCAGGATAAATCCGAAACCCGCGGATACGTTAAAGGCGCTTACAAGGCCGGATCTCAAATCGGATTCACTATCACCAGCAACGAAGCGGTCAAGATCGGCCTCGGGGCAACGAAGATCACGAACCAAGACGGAGACGAGATCACCACCGACTCACTTTACAACGGCACGCTCATTCCTCGCCTCAAGCCCGGCGAGACCATCCAATCTTTTAAAAACGAAGCGCCCGGTGCCGCATTCGAGCCACTCATGCGAAGCTACTCCGAAGACATCGCCCGAGCGGTGGGAGTCCCGCCCGAGGCCATCATGCTCTTGACCGGATTGGCCGGCACAGAAATGCGCGGATTCATCGAGGTCGCACAGAATTTCCTCGAGCGCATCCAGCAGATGGTCATCGATCAGTTCTGTTTTCCAGCTTGGAAGTTCTGGATTTGGCAAGAGATCCAAGCCGGGCGCCTCCCTTACCCTGGCGACGATTGGTGGAGAGTCGAATGGGTCACCCCTCGCAAGATCACGGTGGACAATGGCCGCGACGGTCGCCTCTACGCTGACCTCCTCGACCGTGGCCTCATGTCATGGGAACGCTATTGCAACATCCTCGGCCTCGATGCCGAAGCGGAGGAAGACGACATCATTCAGACATTCCAACGCCGCCAGCAGAAATGCGCCGCCTTCGGCCTCGATCTCAACGCCGTATTCCCAAGCAACCTCCGCAACCAAGCAACCTTTGCAGCCACCCAATCAACACAATGACAACCAACCCCACATTTTATGCTCTGGAAAAATCCGGCGACAACGAAACCACGGTCACCCTTTACGACGAAATCGGTGCTTTTGGCGCAGGCTCAAAGCAATTCCTCGGAGACATCGGCAAGCTCTCCGGTCAACACATCCACCTCCGTATCAATTCGCCCGGGGGCTCCGCCGGCACAAGGGAGGGGTGACCGTCCACATCGACGCGCTCGCCGCCTCGATGGCCTCCGTCATCGCTATGGCCGGCGCTCCCGTCCTCATTGCCGACAACGCCCTGATGATGATCCATAATCCTTGGACCGTCAGCATGGGTGGCAGCGAAGACCTCCGCAAAGAAGCCGACCTCCTCGACATGCTCAAGGTTAACCTTCGCAACGCCTACGTCCGCAAGACAGGCCTCGGAGAATCCGAGATCCAAGACATGATGGACAAGGAAACATGGCTCGACGCCGTGGACGCCGTCGCCCTCGGATTTGCCGACGCCATCGAAGAGGGAGTCGCAGCAGCCGCAACAGCCACCCCCGAAAATCTCCGCGCCAGATTTGACAACTTCGCAAAGGGCATGAGCCAAAAAGCAGAGATCGAAGTTCCCGAAGCTGGAACCGTAGTCAGCGAGTCCATCGCCGCCGAGCCCATCCTCGAGGTCGAATCCTCCGAACCAACTCCAGCCGTAGAGGCAGAGCAACCGGTCGCCGAGGAGATCATCGTGGACGAACCACAAGCCAAGGCAACCATCGCCGATTCGATCCTTGCGAAATACAACGAACTCTCCGCGAAGCTCGACAGCGCCCTAGCCGAATCCTCCGCTTATAAAGCGAAGTTCGACACCGTCAGCCAAGACCTCGCCCGCCTCGAGCGCAGCCTCGGCCTATCCGCCGCCCGCGTCGTTCCCATCATTTCCAATGCCGCACCGGAAGCCCTCGACCCCGTCGCCGAGTATCTCGCCGCCGTAGAGTCCGGCGACCGCAAGGCCGCATCCGCCCTTTTTGAGAAGCACAAATCTCTCATCTGGCAAGCCCGGCAGCAGAAAATTTCCAAGGCCTAAGCGCCGAGGAGAACCCAACCAACAACCCAAACACAACCACATCATCCATTATGGCAAATTCATTCGATAGCGCTCTGGTTGCGGACTCCATCGCCGCACAGACAAAAACCATCCTCAGCAAGCGCCTCACGGCTCTTAACTTGTTCGCGTCCGACTTCTCGTCCGACGTGAAGAAACCCAAAGACACCGTCCACGTTCCTATCGCTAGCGCGACAGCGAGCACAGAGGTCAACCCATCTGTCTTTAACAGCATCGGCGGCACGACCGTCGGCAAAGCCTCGGTCGTTCTCGATCACATCTACCAGCCCTTCGGTTTGGCATACAGCGACCTCCAAAGCGCCCACCGCTTGGACCGCCTCATCCAGATCAATCTCGACGCGATGGCAGACAAAATCTGGGCGCTCGTTACCGCTCCGATCACCGTTGCTAACTTCGGCGCAGCCACTGTCACCACAGCGGCAGGCAGCATCAACGCATCGAGCGGAGACCTTCCTGACCTCTGGGCAGCAGTCAGCAAGAGCGCACGCAAAGGCCTCGTAGTGAATCCAGTGATCTACTCGAACCTCATCCCAACGAACACAACGAACCTCAGCCTCAGCGAAGGCGCTTACGGCTTTGAGAATGGTGTGCATTACGCCTCCTCATTCGGCGGCCAAGCCAACCTGGCTGGATTCGCTTGCGCTCCCGAAGCGCTCGTCATTGCCTCCGCCGTGCCAGCACTTGCAGACAACGATTACATGGTCTCCGACAGTGTGACCCTCGATCAGATCGGCCTCACCATCGCTTACAACGTGTACAGCGACAAGAGCACCCGCTCGATCATCGCTTCCTTGGAAGTGATGTTCGGTGCTGCCAAAGGCATCACAGGCGGAACGATGGCCCTCATCGTGCCAGCAGCGTAGTCTTCCTCGCGCCTCACAGCGCCCAACCCGCAAAGCCCGGCTGGAGCCTTTCCCAGCCGGGCTTTTCTTTTTGACACCTCGCCACGGGTATGTCGCCCGACGCGATCCGCACCTTCACTCTTTCCGCCGCCGCGCTTCGGAACTCCGCCCTTGGCACCACGGCCACCTTCCGCAGCCAGCCCCTGCGCGTCGTCCTCTCTCCCATCGCCATCGGCCTCGATCTCGAGACCGGCGGACTTCGCCAGGGCGGAGAGTTCACTTGCCGATTTTTGGCCACGTCCCTCGCCACCCCGCCGCGCCGTGGCGAGCAGATCCTCATCGGCGGCAAGGCGTACACGATCCAGAGCTTGAAAGAGGTCATCAGCACCCCCGGCGAATACGTCGCCATCATCGCGCCCGGCTCGTCATTATGAACTCCGCCCTTGAATCCGCCATCCGCGATTGGCTCCTGACCGATCCGGACCTTGCCGACATCGTGATCTTGACCGGACAAAGCGCCGAGACCATCCCCGGCGACCAGCCCGTGGTCTTCGTATCCTGCGAGAACACCGACACACTCGCCCTCAAGCACTACAAGGTCCGCGCCCAGCTCATCGTCTCGACCCCCGCCGTCATCGAAGATTCACTCGCCGCGCACCAAGGCATCTCCGGTGCCGTCAAAGCCTCCCTCCTCACCATCGCTGGCCTCGTCTCCTTCCTCCCCTCGGGCCTCATCCTCGCCGGTGCCGACCTCAATTCCTTCGGCGATTCCATCGGCTCC